TGTTTCTAATTCTTTTTTAAATGTTTCAAGTTTTTCTTCACAGTCTTTAATTTCTTCATCAAAAGATTGTTTTGCTTCATTATTTATTTCTTGTAATTGGTTCAAATGCTTTTTCTGATAACCAATTTTATCATTTTGAGCTTCTACTTTAGCTTTAGATTCTTTGGCTAATGCCCTTGCTTTTGAATTTCTTTCCCTCAATATAACCTTCATCTTACTGAATACGCCAATATCTAGGAGGTCTTCAATGACATCACGCCTATCATGAGCCTTTAATTGCATAAAAGGGACAAAGCTAGATGAACCTAAGACTACTATTTGGTGAAAGGATTTATGATTTAACTTTAAAATATTTTGTTCTAAGAATTTTTGATAGTCCCTTACGTTTGTTTGTTGGTCTATCATCTTACCATTTTGCCATACTTCAAATGTTTGTGGATGTATTCCTCTTACCACTTTAAATTGGTGGCCAGCTGTTTCAAACTCTACTGTTACTTCGCAAAGTTTTCCATTAACTGAATTTATTAATCCAGGCTTATTAACATTTCTATGTGCTTTACCAAATAAAACAAATGATAATGCATCAAGTATTGTAGATTTACCAGACCCATTAGTACCCACAATAAGAGTTGATGGACTCTTATCTAGTTGAATTGTTATTGGATTGTTGCCGGTTGAAAGAAAGTTTTTATACTTCAGGGTTTGAAATATTATCAATTTGTATTAGCTCCGTTTGCTTTTCAGTTTTTATGAACATCATCTTTAAACCAATCGAATCGACTTGTTCTAGAAAATGATCACATTTATTATATAATTGTGCTGCGAATAAACCTGTTTGGAAACCCATATCCATATGCATTTCCTCTTCGTCTATATCATGCATCTTTATAGCAAGTTTCATAAAATAATTACCTTGTGGAGATAATTCACCACAATTCATCTTCCAATATTCTATTCCACCTAATACCATTAATACTAAAGATTTGTCTTCAAAGTATTGCCTGTATTTTTCTTTATCTAAATCATTTTTTGATTCTTCTTCAACATTAGCCATTGGTTTTATATCAGGGTCTACTGTTGGAGTTTCATCAGTTACAATTTCTACCACCTCTGGTTTAGGGCTGAAATCTGTCCAGATTTGTTCAGCCCAAACCAATAAAGGGAGTAAAACTAATATTAATATTAGCCTCTTATATCCTCGCATGCTTCTCCTTCACATGCTGGTGTTTCGACAACAATTGGATCGCCGCCTATACCAACTAATCCTCTTGCTTTGCTCATTTGATCGCTCAACATCGAACAACCAGCTACATTAAATAAAACGATAAGACCAACTACCACAAGTGCTAGTATTCCCCATCTACTTTTTGAAATTTTTTTCATTTTCATTGTATCTCCATATCTAAGGCATCGTTATATAAACTATTCATTAAAGTTTTTAGCTGATCTTTATTTAAATCAGTATTTACACCATCTATATAACTTGCCATTAAGTCAGTCGTATTTTCTATATCTTCCACATTAGTCAGTACATTCTCACCCAAGAATTCAGAGAAATTTTCAGCTATTTTTATATCATGTGTCTTTAGCTCTGATATTCGTTCAATAAATTTGTCAAACATAAATGGGTTCGACTTATTACCCACAATTACTTTAACAAATTTATCTATACATGTATTTATATCATAATTTTTATAATCGTAATTTGTATCATCGTACTGAATTTTTTCAAACATTTTTAATGGATTAGCAATTCTTTCTATTTCTTGTGTATCTGTGTCAAATATATGAAAATATTTTTGGTCACCAGCATCAGCCCAAGTGAATTCCATTTGGCATCCTAAGTATCTAATATTACCTTGTTGTGAACTTGCATGATAATGACCAGACAAACATAAATCATAATGCTTAAATGGTTCTACACCCATACCATGACCAATAGGTTGTTTAATACCCCTCATCATTTCAAATCCTTGCAATTCTAAATGCGCCATCATTATACCTTTATTCTTTGCAATAAACTCCATTGAATGGTCATAATTAGTTGCATTAATCCAAGGTACTAAATGTATATCCAATCCATCATAATTTATTGTGGAAGGTTTCATTATAATATTAATATTTTTTGTATAATAACCTAATAGTTCTTTTAAAGAACAAAGATCGTTTGTGTTCTTATGAAATACATCATGATTCCCTGGAATTATATCCATCTTCATACCCATTTGTGTCATAGGCTCAAGAAAATGTCTTCTGTTTTCTCTTAATGCTTTAAAGTTTACAAACTTACGATGGTCATAATAATCACCTAAATGGATAATCTGTTTTATTTTATTATTTTTACAGTAAGGAAAAAATATTTCTTCATAAAATCTTCTTTGAAAATTTATGAATACTTCAGAAGAATTCCTGACACCTACATGAGTATCATTTAATAATGCTATCTTCATTTAACTGGGTCTCCTTTAAACCAAACCACTAAACTATATCTTGTACCTTTTGTCACTTTATCTACTTTATGCCATATATGAGATGGGAATACATTAATAGAACCTTTCGGTCTTCCTACTTTATTTGCTATGGCATTTGTTTTACCATATTCTATTTCATTATCAAAGTACATATCACCACCTTCATAATCATCATTTAGATTTATAGTAACACTTAGCTTTCTTATCTTACCATCTTTAAATGGTTCATCAAGTGAATCTCTATGCCAATCATAATAACCACCTTTATTATATTCAGTGAATTGAACTTGTTTAACTGGTTCCCAATCTAAATTCCAACCTGCTTTTTTATTAGCTTCATAAACAAATGGTTGTATTAATTCTATAATCCATGAATCATATAACCATACAACATCTGATTCTCTATGTATTTTTCCATCTCTGGTCATCCCTTTACGTTTTTCTTTGGATAAACCCATTTCAATTATATGGTCACATATATGAGGGTCTACTGCACTTGGAAATGACCAAGAGAAATTTTTAAATCTCATTTTTTACCTTCAAATGACCAATGAATAACTCTATTTTTAAGTTCCCTTGAAGAGAATGGATGATGACGATTATTGTAAAACGTTTGTATTTCTAAATCATCACCTGTAAATCTTTTATCGTGATAATCTGAACCAACAAATCTTATATCAGGCATTTTAAGTTTAAGTAAATTAATTAAATCTTCTTCATTTTCATATGGTATAATCTCATCAACATATTTTACACCTGATAATTGTACATGTCTTTCCATAAGACTTTGAACTGGTAACTTACCTTTTTTAACTGGTGCAGTATTAATACCACATATTAAATAATCACAATGCTTCTTACACTCACGTAACATTTCTATATGGCCGGCGTGTAATAAATCAAATGGTGAACATGTAAATCCTACCTTCATTATGGACTTCTCCTAATTTTATTATTAATTTCAATTACTTTTTCTAGTAACTCTAATGGTGACTTATGATTTTTAGCTGACATTGTAAAAGCTGCAGTATCTTTAGGGAAACACATACCACCAAACCCATATGTCATATCAGGACCAGGGACCATCATATGACTATCACCAATACGTTCATCTAAACTTATTAATTCTGTAAGTGCATCAAAATCTTGATGTTCTAATCTTATATTAGATTTATTATATAATGATTTTAATTCATTAAAAAATATTACCTTCATTGCAAGAAAACTATTAATAGAATATTTAGCAAAGGCTGCATTTTTCATAGAAGTAAATCTTATTTTCCTCATTTTTATATCAGAATTAATATATATGTTAAACCAATACCTTGCATTCTTTCCACCAAACATAGCAAATGATTGGTCTTTAAAATCTTCTATTGAATCAGTTTCTGTTAAGAATTCTGGATTATATGTCAAGTATTCATCATCTTCTAATAATTCAATTAGCTCAATTGATGTGGTTGACTTAATTAAGATGGGTATTTTAGGTGCATCTATACGAATAGTTCTTATATATTGTTCAACTAAAAAATCATCACATTCACCCATTGGGCCCGCAGGTGTAGGTAAACATAATATAATACCATCAAATTCATCGTATGATTTATCATTTTCCCAACCTTCATCAGGGTCATGTATATCTACAAAATTCTTTTTGCCTAAACCTTTATATACTGCTTTACCAACAATACCATAACCAATTAATAATAAATTATTTAATTTGATGGTTGAACCTCCATGAATAATTCTAATCCTTTTTTCTTCTTTTCCTTCTCTTCCTTTTTAAAGTCTTTAATTGCTTTATCAGTCTCTCTAATCTTACCAATCTTTTCGCGTAGGGTGTCGAGGAATGATTGGTCAATAGGACTATTTACATCAATAGAAGCTACAAAATCTTCAATGTTTGCTTGCTCCATAAATTTAAATTTAATATCTGTTTGTTTCTTTTCTTTTACAATTCT